TCCTGGTGAACGTCTTGTATTCCGCGTCCCACTGCCCGACAATCCGGCTTTCCTTGTCGAGCGTCACCCGGCATTCCGGGTTCTGGCAGGTGGTGTCCTCGGCGATCTCATCCTTAAAGATGGGGATGATGGTCAACTGGCCGCAGACGGGGCAGGTTTGGCGTTCAAGAGACATGGGAAACCTCCGTGATTCGTCGGAAAGTGAGAGCCCACACCCAGGGATTAGCGGACCATGGGAATCCTCGCTTGGCGTTCAAGCGGTCCCACTCAAAGCGGTACCACTGGCGGGCCGTGTCCATGACAACCGGGTTGTAACTCTGATTCGGTTTCAGACCTTCGAATGCCCATCCTTCGCGCTGGGCGTCGGCTTCGTCGATCTCCTGGACCCGCTGCACGCGAACCTCGGTGATCTCCAAGAGTAGGCGGGAGTCGCATCGGAACATGTGAATGGGAGACTTCCACGTCCATCCTGACTTCTCGCCATCGGCCCGATAGTGGGGCTTTGAGATTGTCTCGAATCCAGGGCGCCGCAGAAACGTCTCCCGCACCCAGAGCCGGTTTCCGGGTTCGCCGTGGGGGCACGTCATGGCCGCCGATCTCTTTGGAAAATAGTCATAATCTAATGCGTTGTCTGTCCATGCCCAACCGTTACAGGCTTCGTGGAGATTGACGCAATGAGGAGGCGGTTGCGGCTTTATGATTCGCCGCGTCTGGGTCTTGCGGTCCTGCTGAATCGCAATCACGGATGGCCCGCTGAAGATGATGGGCCGCTCTTTCATGTGGGCATTTCCCAGTCCCAGAGTCCCAGAGCGCCTTTCGCCGGGATGGGCGGGTCGAACTGCTGCAACACGTTGTCAAATATCCAGGCGTAGCGGCCGGGGTTGTAGTCCCCAAACGTCCGTTCCGGTTGCGGAGGCTGGAGCATGCGCGCGCCTGGCATTAGGAGTCGTGCTGCCTCGGTTTCGACAATCACCTTGCAATCCACGAGCCGGCAGACCGCGAGCACGGAGCCCAGCGGAAGCGCCTTGATGTTTGCCTTTATGAGATCCGCCCATGCCAGGATGAGGGTGTCTGGCGGATCGGGCCAGCCAAGCGCACGCCGAAACATGTGGTCAGATTCCGCTTGATTCTTCGCCCATCCTGGAAACGTCTTAGCGGCGTGGATTGCCAGCGGGCCGCGGTAGGATGTTCCCCAACTTCTGGTCTCAATTTTCTTTGCACCAATTGCCACAAGTGTGGCCCAGGGCTGTGTCAGAGTTAGAACTTTCACGTCGCATCCTCCTGTAGTTTCTTCATAAACTCGTACATCGGTTTCCCGTCGCCAGTTTTCAGGGCCTCTTCGTAAAGCTCCTTGAGCTTCGGCCACTTCATGACGAAGCGCTTCCAGGCGGGGAACATATCGACAATGTATTCCAGTTGCAACTCCCATTCGGGGCAGAGTTTCAGGATCCGGTAGCAGCGTGCAAAGTCAGCCGGGTCGTGTGAAACTCCATGCTCGCTGTAGAGCTTCTGTCCAGTAAAGACTTGCCAGATCGTCTTTTTGGATTCGCATCGCCGACACTTCATCTCCCGGACCTTTTGTCACGCAGAACACGAGCATGAACAAATAGAGGGGTTACGTTTTGTAGTGGGCTCCACCAATTAAACCGATAGCCAGCCACCACTTTAATGCGGCCATCTACCAGTTGGCCAAGGCCCATTGCGCGGAAAGCCTTCTTTGGCGGGGTTCTGTAACGCTCCAATGGTTTCGTCATTCGCCATCCTGGCACTGCTGAATGAGCTTCTGGACACTTTCTTTCATGCGGCAAAGCGCCGAGAGCACAAGCAAGGTCCAGTGCAGCCCGACGATGCGGCCTTCCTTGAACTCCTGGTTTACCTGTTGGGCGCCGCCCTGGACGAGCGCGGATACGATCTCCTGGGCCGTGCGCTTCGGGTCGATCTTGGTGGTCTCCATGTAGCGGCTGCTCATCGAAGCATCTCCGGCATCTCGTCCCAGACTCTTCCGTCGAGCAGTCTGCCGGCGGATTTCTTGCCGACGCGGTAGATGTATGCGTCTCCCATGGGTTGACCGGGTGTGCGGTCATCGGGAGGGTCGATAAGTGTGGCGAGACTGTAGTGCTGCTTTTGCCCTGTCGGCAACCATTCGCCCCACTGCTTGAAGAAGAACGGCACGCCGGCCGCCTGGCACTGGTCCCGTAATCCCCTGGGCCAGTCGGGGTGCATCGGCCTCGCCCCCGGGCCGGATTCGCCGCCACAGATAACCCAGTGGATACCACGCAAGCCGTCGAACTGGCCATTAAACCCAATCTTGAGCGGCTCCCATTTAGCCCAACGATGAGAGATCGGCCCCAGTAGCGGTTCCTCGCTCACAAACCTCATAGCGGCCGGGGTCTGAAGCAGGTCCGGTATCCGCTCGTCGGCCCGCTCCTGGTCCTCTGCCGAGACTCCTAGACCGAGGTTGGGGAGGGGCCAAGCGTTAATCTTCCATGATTGCCCCCACGCAATTCGGCGGGCATCAAAAACGTCTTCGGATGGTAGAGTGAATGTCAGTGCGGACAGGCTCTTTGATGCTGCTCCTACCATTACGGGTCGATAGTCCGAATGTCCGAAGTATTCGCGCATCCTCTTCGCCCGCTTGGTGAGCCACAAGTGCCGATGATGAGGCGTGAGAGCGCACGTCGCCGCACAGCGGTCGATCCACTCGTCCGGTACCCAGTCTCCAAACAAGTCTGTACAGTCGGCCCAAAAGAAGGTCGATGGCTTCCGGCGCCGGAGGACCTGCTGTAGCACGTTCTCATCGAAGAATAGTTCGCCGCGGCTCTTGTTTTCGGCTGTGAATTCCAAACCCGAGAGGTACGGTCCCTTCTGCATTCTGGAGGCGTAGCAGTTTTTGCAGCCGGGCGAGAGCTTCTCGCAGTAGTGGCCCACCTTCCCGGTTTGCTTGTTTCGGAACCGGATCGGATTCACGGTGAATCCCTGGGAGCCTTCCCCTGGGTTGCGAACCCATTCTATGGAGGTTCGGGTCATGTACTGAGTCCTTTCCATTTCCGCCACTGCTCCAAAACCTTCTCGCGGGCCGCCGGCGACAAGCCTTCCAGACAGCCGAAGGTCAGGCGGTCGAACAGGTGCTCTTTCAGTTCATCCCAGATCGTTCCGAATATCCAACTTCCATCGCATGAGAACTTCGCGCGGATCTCGACGCACAGTAGGCAGGTTTTGTACGTGGCCAGAGTCTCTTCCCACTTAGCCGACGTGCGCTCATAGTTATCGCCGGGCTGGATCGCGTTGCCGCATTCTGTACACTGGTGCGTCTTGCGGGCTTTCGGAAGCGTGGTCTCGTAGAACTCGGCTTCATTGTCGTCGTTCCGATTGAGCACGCACGTATCCGAGCAGGGGCCGGCCGCCAGATCAGACATTAGGGACTCCTCTCTCTGCGGCTATCATCAGTGCTTGCGCCAGTGAGCCGGTTACGTGCAACTGAGCGACCGCGTCCGCTACTGCCACGGGCCACATGATGTCTTCTTTGGGGCGTGAGTGGCAGAGTTGTTCGGCTCGCGCTTGGTCCACCTTCCAGGCGTCCCGAAGGTCCGACGTGTAGCCGTGTCCGTCTGGGCGCCACCATCGCAGGCAGTTTCCGCAGAAGCCTACGTTCTGGATGTAATAGGGGCCGGCCGCCAGGTCAGACATTGGGGACTCCCTTGAGGGCCGCGTCGAGCTTTGCGTGGAGCGGTTTGTGAAAGTGTCTGCGGATTGCCTGGGGAGGATCTGACATGTCGTCAAGCCCTTCGAGTTTCTGCAAAACTCCTGTTTCTGCAAAAACTCCTTCGTGAATCGAACCGCCTCTTCGAGCGCCTTCAGGTGGTCTACCGCCTCCTGAATTCCTGCCGGTGTTTCGAGCCGATGGATGTTGCAGGTCGCGCCGTACAGCTGGTCGCATATGCAGCCCTGGCGGATGGCCTGGGCGAGGGCGGATTGAAGGGCGTGGATCTCCGGCGGCGGGTCGGCGGCCTTGAGCGAGAAACCTTCGCGGCGCCACCAGGTCCGATCTTCCGCATGGTAGAGCCGGTCCTCGGGTTTGTCGAGAAGGCATTCGGTGGATTCTATCGATCCTTCAAGGTCGGCAAAGAGTCGGCGTCGATACGCACGAGCAAGGTCAATCTGGCGTTCAAGAGACATGCGAATTCTCCGTGACTTCTTCAACCGCCACCGATCCGCGCGGGTCTCCGAATCCGTTCAGGTGCTCGAAGCCGGTCTCGTTCGACCACAGAGCTGCGGCCGATGAGGCTACCGTCTGAGCGTCGGTATAGTCCACGGCCCAAACGGAGACATCGGAGCGGACTCGGAAACGGCGGAGGATGGGTTCAGGGCAAGGCGTCTCAGACATGGATTTGCTTCCTCTCGGAAGGGCCTTCCGAGATAACCCATGCTTGTCTGAGTAGGATGGTTCGATCTTTGGGCTTCAATCGAGCGAGCGCGATAAGGACTTTTCCCAGCGCGTACAGCGGGGCATAGGGGCTTTCCCAGATGGTGTGTTCAAGGTCTTCCATGGCTCTCAGTTCTGTCCGAATCAACCGGACCCCGCCTTAGAACTGCGGACGGGATGGCTCTTCGATCATAAGGCCAGATCCGATCCCATGTCAACAGAAAAGATTGACGCGCGGCAAACTGTATGGTAGAGTTTCAGGCATGACGGTCAAACAGGCTCTCAAGCACATTGAGCAAAAGGAATTGGCCAAGCGCTCGGGTCTCAGCCGGAGTGGGGTCTCGCTGATTCTCAACGGGCATCGGCGGGGTACGATTGTTACGCTGCGAAAGCTCGCTGCGGCTCTCGAAGTTGGGTTGGACGCACTGGACGCCTACCTGCAGAAGTTCCCGGCGCCCGCGAAGCGTTGGGTGAAGGTCAACCGGAAGAGTGCGAAAGACCGAGAGTCGGTAGCTGCGTAGGCGCCGCAACTGAGAGGAACGAAACCTACGGTTTCTTTCCCCTCGCCCCTTGCTTCCCTTTCGAACGGTTAGCGCGAATCGTTATAACCTCTCCATTCCATCTGAAGCGCTTCTGACCTTCGATCCATCCCACAAGTTTAGGGTCATCGTTTGTGCTTGTGACTCGGCAATGCACTTTACGGTCGCCGATGACGATGTCGCAGTATTCGCCCTGGAAGTGACTCTCGTAGATTCCAGAACAAAGTAGTTCATCGCCGCTCTTGATCGTCGCTATAGCCGCGTCGTTGATCTGGAATGCCGACACTAAGAATTTTTCGGGCTCATTCATGAATTGTCCCCTTTGAACTGCTTCAGCCGCTTGAACACCGTCAACTGATAGTGCGCGCCATCAGCCCATCCAGGACAAACTGAAGAATCGTCGCGTAGCAATCCACCGACAGGTCCAACGTGGCGTATACGCTCATATTGGGCGGTACCAACAGCGGTGCCGCGGTGAAGTCCATGCACCGGCCACTCTCGTTGCTCACATCCCTGTCATGCGGTTTTAGGCGTGGCCTATAGATGTCCAGCAGCGGTACGTGTGCATAGCGCTTGTCCCCAATCCACAAAGACAGAACGCTGTGAGCCGCCAACCTTTCGGCATCGCTTGGGTGGCCGGTCACGTTCACCCACATCCGGTTGATTTGGAATTCATTTTGGGTGTCGATAAGGCGGGGGCGGTACAGGTTTGTAATCGTAGCCCCGTGGAGGTTGTCTGTGTGGTCGCAAAAAATGTAGTTGGTGCGGAACTTTAGATCGATCACGTTCACAGTGTCGAATATTCTCCATGGGACAATATCCGGCAGGTGGCGTTTTCTCTCAAACCGCCAACCAGTATCGTTCTCCATAACTATTCTCCTTTGAACTGCTTCAGCCGCTTGAACACCGTGGTTCGGCTCACCTTTAGAATCCCGGCCATCTCCGAAAGGCTGAATCCCTTCTTACGCATATCGCGGAGCTTCGATTCCTGAATCTCGACCGGCTTCCTTCCCCAGCGCTTCCCGCCGGTCCTGACCCGTGAAACTCCCGCCTTGACCCGTTCACTGAGCCTGGAGCGTTCGAGCTTGGCGACAGCCGCCAGAATGCCCAATACGGCCTCTCTGAAGGGGCCCAACGTGTCGAGGTACTGTTCCTGGAGGCTGAGGAACTGGATACCCGCCTGGTCAAGCTCCTTGAGCCTATGCAAGGTCTCGTAGACGCCTTCCCGGCTGAAGCGATCGAGACTCCAGAACAGGAGCACGTCGAAAGGCTTCTTCGGCTTCTGGATGTCTTGGAAGAGCTTCTGGAACTGCTCCCGGGGTTTACCGCCGGCCGACTCGCGGTCTTCGTACACCCGAACGATCTTCCATTTCTTCTCGCGGGCGAACTCGCGGAGTTGCAGGAGTTGGTTCTCGGGGTCTTGTCCGAGGTTGCGAGTCGAAACGCGGGCGTACAACGCGCATTTGGTCATTTTGTCTTGGCGGACTGGACGTGCTCGATGGCGTCGAGGCGGTGTTTAAGAGTCATCCCATCCGAATCTGAATCTGCCCACCCTTGCGTGAGACCGTGGCCTGAGTCCACCTGGCGGGGATGGCGGAGGGGCCGGGGTTATGTGCTAACTTCTGCAATCTGGCCTGTGCCGGGTCGATCTCCATATTCTTCGGATCGGTGATGATATTGTAGAAAATGTCCAGTTCCGCATCGTTCAGCTTGGCTTCGGCTTGGTGGCGGATGTGCTGGGCAGTTGAAAGGTCGGCGGATTTGTACGCTTTCACGTAGCGTTTTGCAACTCCGGCGGCAGAAGGAGTTTTTGACCGTCTCATTGTTCTATTGGCCTCCCTTGATATAAGTTGATGCCCGCCTTTAGAATCTCCCGCATAGTTCGGCTTTGCGGATCATCTCCAAATGTGTTGATCGTTAATGGTCCGTCTTTCCCTTGATCGCTGATCGCGTCCATCAGAAGCATGTCGTTGTACACCACTTCCATCATCTCGACTGTGACCGCATGATTCTGGCGACTGACAAACAAGACCGATTTCTGATCCGGGTTTCCTGGCAGGTGAACGAAGGGTGTGCCTTTAAGGGCTTCGGCGCGCGCAACCCGGCGTAGAGCTTCCTCTGTGCTTTTGCAGCGGTAAACAATACGCACTGATTTAGTTCTAAACATCTCGTATGTTTAAGCCACCAGTATACCCAACTTGTGACCGAAGATCATGGCAACCACCCGTCGTACCAGGTGGCCGCCGTTGGGAACTGCGGTTTATCCGAATACGGATGCCGCTTTCCAAGGGGCAGTTCCCCATTCACGTTTCCTGCCGTGCTCCACCACCTGGCTCTTGTGAAACTGCGATGATGCGATTCAGGAGCTTTTGATGGCGTACACGGTGCGGCTGCTTCGGCAACTGCAATAGTCGGCTTGGTGATTCGCAGTGGGCGGTGTTCTGGCTTAAAAAATCGGCGCCTCAGAAAACCTAAATCCAGTAAACGGGGTTTCGGGGATGATACCGGAGATGGATGCCCGAGCGTTGGCCGCAGTATGCCCTCAGCCGATGACGGATACGGAATCTCCTTCGTTGACCACGGCTGCATTACGGGTCGTACTAGCGCACTTGCGTTCATTCCGCCACCCATTCAACCTTCCGCCGCGCTCTCGAGACCGGCTTCAGTTTCCGAACCCAGCAGACAAAGCAGCACCACCAGCAGAGCAACACCCATCGGACGTAGAACTGTTCGCCCTTGTCGTCACGGATGAGGTTTCCAAGCCCGTGATCTTCGCGGGTCTCTCCGACTGGTTCCGTGAACCCGATGTAGTAGCCCTCGGACTTCCAACCGAGCTTGTGTTTGCAGATCAGCACGATTTCACCGGGCCGGGGGTCGAAGGTGTCTGGTTCTTTGGTCATCGTCCATCCCTCTTGAGAATGAGTGCCCGCATGTAGATGCACAGTTCCACGGATTTCTGATAGGCGGATATTAGCGCATCGCACCCATCGTTTGGCAGCCGCCGGTTCCTGTGTTTCACAGACCCCATGGTGTGTGGGGCACTTGACATCTCGTTGTCAAAATCCCAGATGTCGGCTATCACCAACCCCGATACCGTAGAGAAGCAGTCGGCCTGATCTGGGTTGCCTGGTAGTGCGGTCGGTTTCGGTTGTGGTGCGTTCAACCCTTTTGCAGCCGCCAGGTCGAACTCGGTTTTCGAGAACACTCCGGTCGGATCGGGATTGGCGGGCTGGCTCATGTCTTTCTCTTTCCAAGCACAATTTCTCCTACATTGCCGGGCACATACCCTATAGATGGGACAAGAGAGACCACTCCGTCAACGGACATAGCCTTGGCTTCTTCCAGGCTTCGCTGCATATTGGCCTTCGTTTCAGCGATGCGCTCTGGTGTGGATCTGGCACACGGATAACAGATCGGAGCGCCGTCTGGTCCGTAGGGCCGCAAACATTCAACTTCACTACGTGCCTCGCAATAGCAACATTTCTTCGCGGTTTGGCTCATCGTATCAACCCCGTGAAGTTCCTCATCCCCATCCGGGCGCCCGCGGTCGTGCCGTGGACTGGGCAGGTGGTCAAGTTCGTTGCGACTCCGCCGGTCGCGTTCCGCAAGCATCGGCATTCCGAGTTTCCGATATACTCGCGCTTCATCCCGAGGTACGCTTTCATCGCTACGCTCCGCTGGGGCTCTGCCAAATTCAAGGCTGAGGTGTCCCCCAGGATGGCCAGGATGGCTCTGTAGAGGGTCAGGTAGTCCCTCTCATAGCCGCCTCGGAGGATCTCGTCCCGGATGTGCTCGGCGTCGGATCGCGTGCGGATGCAGCCACCTGCACACATTTTTACGAGGAGGGCGGGGTCGATGTCGTTCATGTCTTTTTCTTTGGATTACGGTGAAAGCCTGGCCGGCGTCTGTATGCGTAATAGGGTTCGTAAGCCTTTTCGGCTGCTTTAATATCTGCGACTGCCTTTGGAAGCACATCGTTTGCAAAGTCAAGGATCGCAGGCATGTCTTCTTCGTTGTACCCATATCCGCGCTTGAGGCTTTCAGCGATGCCGTAGCGGAGGATGTCCAGCCAGATTTGCGCCCGCGTCCTATTTTCGAGCGCCTCTGTTCGCTTGGGATCTTCTTTACGCTTCATCTTTCATCTCCTGTCTGTTGGGCGGCGGGACCGCAGATCGGCCCCGCTCCTGTGTTCTGATGTTTCCGCTTATGCCGGCGTTCCCGGAGCCGGAGTCGCCGGGGTCTCGCTGTCGAGTTCTGTCAAGCCGGATACGGTGCCTTCGAGTTGGGTCACTGCGGCGTCGATCGCCGCCAGTTGTGCGGGGTCCGTGATCTGGGCCCTGAGCGCCTCGATCTCCGCTTTCAGATTCTGGATGTCGCTGCGTAGCCCTTCGGCGGCGGTGGCGAGATTGGCCTTGAGGGTGTCGATCCTCGCGGCGAGTTGCTGTAACGTCATAATGATTGTTGTCCTTTCCTTACTCCATCGGTGTTTCCAACAGTTGAACATAGACGCTCCTTCGAGTTGCGTCTTCGGCTGCTTCTACGCACATCTGGGCGGCGGTCCCGAGCATGGACGATTGTGGTATCTGCTTCGCTTTGTACGAGCGCATCAGGTTCCCCCATGCTACCGCGAACCGCTTGTTTTCGATTCGGCAACGGTCGCAGAGCTTCTTCTTCGGCTGGACCTTTCGTTTTCCGCAATCGGGGCAGAGCCGCATGTCATCTCCATTGACAGGTCGATACGCCTTGCACTAGGACTGAGCACGCGAGCATCTGCTCGTTGGCCCGGCCCGCGTCGAAAGGTTGATCAGGTGCCGGTGGAGCCGTGGGCATCTGGTACCGCACTCCTCCAGCCGTGAACCCGTCCTTAAGGCTCAGAATCCCGTCCGATGTTCCGGCTGGGTCCGGCGTCAATTGGAACTGGTTGGGGTCCAGCTTGAAGTACCAGTAGGGCTGTGGCTGGCCCCGTTTCAGGTTGTCTAAGATTGGGATGCGGAGTCCGATCCAAGGGCCGATCTTCGGCTTGGTCTGGGCCGTGGCCTTCTCAGTGAAAGTGTCAAGTTCAGACTTGGTTATCATTAACGCGACAAAAAACATTCCAAATACTAAACACCAACCGATCACGCGCTGGGGTGTCACGGTGAGACCTCCTTAACCGGAGCCGCAGCGAGTTCCGCCAACCGCAACTCGACGTACCGCTCTAAGCGTTCGAGAAAGCTTCGCTGGAAGAGGAGTTGCCATGCCATCCAAGATTGCTCGGATTCGGCTGAGGGGAACTTCCCATCGGAACACGTCTTCCCGTCTTGCGCTCCCAGATGGCCGCCGTCCACAATTACTACGAAGTTGTCGTAGTTTCCAAAGGCGAAACCGAGCTTAGGCTTCACTCCGCACACGAGAGCTCCCTGCCCTTCTACGCTGCGGGTCTTCAGAGAGCCCGCCTCCTCTTCGGTCTTAGCTCGGTTCTTCATGGTTTCTTCTCCGTGTTGTAGGTGCCGTTTACGTGGACAGCGTCCATCCCTTGCGGCGCGTCGTCCTTCAGTATTCGCAACGCCTCGTCGATTGAGATGCGGACTTCTTCTTTTCCGTTGATGGTCACCAGCAGGAATAAGATGTCGGGCCGGTTCGCGTCCGTAACGATCAGGTTCAGTTCCAGAAGGCTGGTTTTGGAAGTCGTCGTCGCGTCGATCCGAAAGCCGCGGGTTTCGATGTCGTCTCCCTGCCGTCCGTAGGCTAGGATTGGGGCGGCTCCTAGAAGGGTGAGTAGAGCCTGGCGCTTGGTCATGCCGGATTTGGTGGTTTGCATGGGGTCTCCTAAACGATACTGTCGAGGGCGGCGTCGAGGGTGGCGCCCCGCGCCAACTCCTTGAGATTCCCGTCGTCCACCACAACACCGTCTGGCCACTTGCGGATCATAATAAATTGCTGTTGTTCCAATAGCCGCTTGATTATATCGTATCGCCGGGCGTCCTCCTGGGCTTCCTTTCGTAGCCGTTCTTCGGCTTGCAGAAGGTATCGCCACCCATCGATCTTTCTGGTGTCGAGGAGCGCATCCTCTAAAGTGCGGACTGCGGAAGAGAGCCGGGACACTTCTTCGCTGATGGGGTTCAGGTCGTCAGGTGTCAGTAAAATATATTCAGACACAGCGGCATGCTCCCCCAGTGTTCGCAATATGAGTTTAGCTGGCATGGTCAGATCCTCTCGCACTGCTCGATCATCTGGACCAGGTGCGCCTGCATCCGCTTTAGAGCCGAAAACGCCACTTGACATTTCCCGTGATATGCCGCTTCGTCCAGGTGTAGGGTTCTGAGGGTCTCTCCGACGAGCTTGTAGTCTCGCAGGAGGTCCCCCATGGCCAAGAGTGGATTCAGAGCCGGAGCCTCGACTGCTCTCGGGTCGGATACGTCTTCGTGTGGTTCCGACTGCCGGGTTTTGCGGCGCGGGTTCGGCTGTGAAGATGTGAGTTCGTTGAACCCTTGAAAGTGTAGAGACTTCATTGGCATTGTTTGATTCTCCGTTCTCCTGCTCTCTAATTCACATTCCGCGTTGTACCGTACCAAGAGTTTGCAGGTGTGAGGACCGCTGCCGGCTTGGGCACGATGAACTTGAAGTCCTTGGAAGGCTCGAACCCATTGGCCCATCCAGAGCGATAGTATTTCAGCTTAACCCGCGGCGCCGGCTTCTGCCCGGCCGATTCTTTGTCTTGGGCTTCTGCCAGCCGCACTTTCAGACACGCCACAGATTCCCAACTGGAAGCGCACGGACCCTTGATTGTGGTAGTTCCGATTGTTGCCACCCAGCCGTAGCCTGAACCGATGCTCAGACCTGATTCTTTGGGGTCGGTCCATGTGTTATTGCCGGCGTCCGGGTCTCCTTCATCGACCACCAGGTAGAGGCGCTGTATCCGGTCCTCTTCATCTTCCAGAGCTTTAGCAGCTTCCACTTTGGCCTTTATGGTAGTGGCCAGCCGGGCGGAGTCCTCGGGTTTCAACTGGATCACCAGGGCCGACTGTGCAAACAAGCCGGCCGAAAACACCACCAATGCGATCAGAGCTTTCATGGTTCTCCGTTTCTTCTATGCGGGCTTGGCCGCTTTCTTCTGCTTCGGTTCGAGCTTGTCGAGTAGGGTTTGGTACACGGTGGCTTCTCGCTTCCAAGCATCCGCAACTCCTGGCGCGTGTTCGCTATGGACTCCCCTGGTCTGCTCTTCCATTCGTAGACAGAATGCGATAGCCCGGCGCAGGGCGCGGGAGATCACCGAGAGCTTGGGGGCGGGGCGGGTGGCTTCGCTCATTCCGGTACGTCTGCGGTCTTCTTCACGGGCCCAAAGTCGATAGCGCTGTCCAGATTCGCGCCCCTCATGATAATTGGATCTGTGCCGTAGATCGAAAAGCCAAAATTTAATTCAATTGGTCCTTCTTCCGGCTGGAAGATATTTAAACCGGATCTGTACTTCTCCAATATGGCTTTAAGCACCCGGTATCGGCGGGCGTCTTCGATGAGCGCCTTATCAATGGATGGATCAGCCATCGGCACTATAGGCTTCTGCCTCACTTCTGTGATTTCGGCTCCACTCCAGAAATCAGTACAACTGTGGGGCCGCCAACGGACTTCATATTCTATCCCGGTGTCAATATCTCGGATGATCCCATGAACCGCGTCTCCGGCCGGGTCGCTGGTGCACTTTAAATGATTGCCTTTGAGAAATTGTTCTCCACCAAGTCCGATACCGATAGCCCGCATCTTGACGCGCACACCTTTGTAGACTGGAGCGAAGTTGAAACCATTAGGGCGGCCGTCCGGTCCTGTGCTCTCAAGAGGAACACCGGCTCGTCCCTTCAAAAGCATCGTGTCGTTATTTTTAAACGATTCCATTGCGGTGGCCCTTTTTCATTCGGGTACGTCTGCGGTCTTCTTCACGGGCCACTGCTCCATGAGCTTGACATGCTTCAGTGCAAGATCCTTGGCCGGTCCCTCCGGTTGCATGGCGGCCCAAACCTGTACCGCAACGGCGGCCGTCCGGTCCTGTGCTCTCAAGAGGAACACCGGCTCATCTTCGGGGATCAGACCGGCCGGGTCCTGAATCCGCATGTAGTCTTTTCTGGCGTGAAGCATTGGGGTCTCCTTCAGATCACCATCACGTAGAAGTCGGCTTTGTTCCCATTGAGGAGCATGTCGCGCCAACCGTACCTCTGCCCTTCGCCGTGTTCCGTCAACCTGTAGAGCAAGCCGCTCTCCAGCAGCTCTTTCACGGCCTCCCGGTCCAGAGGTGCGATAGGGTTTCGCAGAGGAGGGCGGGGGCCGGGGTCACTCTTGTAGTGCGAGTCTACGAGAGATGCCGGTTCGCCGCTGTGTGCGATGCGTAACTTCCTGCCGGTTGCAATCGAATCGAGAATCAGTTGGGCGTACACGGTCACTGTGCGATCTCCGTTTTCATCACTACTCTATTATAAACAGTTTGCGAACAGGTTTAATGTACTACACGTAAAGGGTGAAATGCAAGAGAATTCTGAGGGTGCCTGAGAGGGGGTATTGTGAACGGCCGGTTTCAGGGGTTTCGAATCGAAAAGGGGCGTACCGGGAAACTCCCCGATTCCACCCCTTCTGTTGATGGGCAAGTCGGCCCATCCATCACGTCATGGGGTATGCCGCTGAAATGATGACTTTCAAGGCGGCCGGCTACCTCCCCCGAGATTCTACCGGCCGCCTTGCGGAGACACTGAATATGGAAACACGACTACAGTGGCTCCAGTATACGGCTGAGATTTCCGCGTGTCAAGAGGGTTTGAAGGTGCCGGCGGGGCGGGGTGTTTGGCGGTCCTCGCCTCGCCGGCGGTGCAGACCCAAGCGGCGTACCTCCTGGGCCGCTCTGCTCAGTCTGCTGCAAATTGGCGGCAACTCCCACAGTTTCCCGGTTAGGCGACATACCCGACCATTTCTGGCTGTGACTTACCCGCCCCCTAGCCTGGACGCCGGTGGATTCCGATTTCTCGGAACGGGCGGACTCGCTCTTCTCAAGTTGCCGGTCTTTCGACGCGCTTTGTGCCGAGGGGCTACCTGATGGTTTTGTTTTGCCACGCTACGGCTAAAATCGCACAGATGGCTGAGACTATTAAAAGGTCACGGCGGTAATCTGCTCCCAGACAGGCTGCTATCACAATGCCCACAACCGCCAAAAGACTAAAGCCCAATCGCTCCAATTTGTCCCTTTAAATGTTGGTGGCGGGGGCGGGATTTGAACCCGCGACCTGGAGTTTATGAGACTCCCGAGCTAGCCAGACTGCTCTACCCCGCTGGAAGTAGCGTACCACCACACGCGCTGGGATTCAAGAGGAAAGTGGAGGAGGTGTGGGGGCGGCCGGTGCCATTCCTTCCGCCCCGCGGAGAACCGAGCAAGCTGAAGCCCGTCTAGGTCAGATTCAGATTATCAAAAACGGGAAGCGGTGTCAATCCCTTTTCAGGTACAGCAGGAAGCCGACACCGAGCACCACTCCCATCCAAACCCAGTTCGAGACGCCGGAGAGGTCGGGGATCATGGAAGCCAGGTCGTAGCTGCTCGGGACCATTCCGCTGCCGTCGACGGGGGCCACCTGGCCGGTCAGATTTGTCAACGGGGTCGAAGCGGGGACTCCCAAACCGGAAACCAGGAATCTCAGATAGTTGCCGGTGTCGTTCTCGCTTGGGGGGGCGTAGGAGTTGATGAAGGTCTCGACCGTGTCCCCAGCAGCCGCGTCCAAGCGTATTTGGCGCTCCAGGGCCGCCCAGCCCGCCTCGGGGGTGCTGAACACCGCATAGCCTCCGCTGGTGCCTATAACGCCCGCCTGCCCCACGTTACGGAGGTTTCCTGGGTTGTTGTTGAGCGTAGCCCACACGCCAGGCTTTCCCCATCCTTCCATCTGTGCCAGTAGGGTTGCCAGGGTCGTTGCCACGTCACACCTCGACCCAATCTTTTGGCAGGACCACAGAGAGAGCGACCACGGCTCCGGAGGCGTCATAGCCCCATTGAGACCGGAGCACATCAGGGCGAACGTCCACATGCACGTAGCCCGGCAGAGCCGGCCGGCCCGGGCGACCAGTCGCCTTGTCTGGAAGAATGGCTGCTTGCGGGGGTGCGAGTCCGATCCCCTTGAAGGCTGGGATGGTGAGGGCCGCTTCGTAAACCTCCCGAGTCGGTCGCGTGGTGCAGAACACGTCGGCGGCGCGGCAGGGTTTGCCTGTGACCGGGTTGTAGATGTGCTGGCTGCCTTGGGCGCCCTTCTCATCCCGGTTGTAGTCGGGACACCTGCAGCCGCTTGTGACCGTGAGCCCGTGTTCCTTTTCGCCTGGCTTGACGTCGGCATTGAGGAGCGCTCGTAGCTTCTCGAGGTTCAGAATCAACTTCGGCTCGACAATCGGCTCGATCTTGGCACATGCCTTACAGTGGCATCGGAATTCGTTAGAGCCGAAATGGTCCGAGATCTTCATTTGAGTTTACACCGCTGGTAGAGTCGGCGGCGGTTCTGGAGTCGTAGCGATCTTGGTTTGGACCTCGGAGGTTTGGCCGGGCTTGGCGTCGGTGGTCTGCTGGGGCATGGACCGGCCGAACTTGTACCCCAGAACCACACTGAGGGCGCCCCCGATTGACCCCGTGACGTACCAAAACCCCTTCTCATACGCTGGGACGAAGAAGCAACTGAGGATGGCCACGCCCAGCAGTATTAGGATCAGTTCTACGATGATCCAACTCTCCGACTTCATGTCGCTCATGGGTTCCCCCTACGGGTTCTATTTCTGGACAGAGGCTGCACCTTTTTTTGAAAGTGTAACCTCTTAGCCTACTGGATCGGCCCGCCGAACACCTTCCACCCTAGAAGCCCGATCAGGATGAAGAACGGGAGGTTCCCACCCCACCGGCGAAACGGCTGAGTTGGCTCGTACGCTGACCAAAGCCCAAAAACCAGGCAAAGTACGTAGATGACCCAAAACCAAATGTTCAAGGGCATGCAAGTCTCCTTTTCAAGCTCTACACCACGGGCGGCTTCACGCCGCCGGAGAATATCGCAATCGCCTCGACGAGCGCCGAATCAGATACGCCGGTGATCTCGACGGTGATGGCGTGGACCTGCTCATCGGACAGAGCAGGATATTTCTCATGGATGAACGCCGCGATGACCGCTGGAATCTGCGGAATCAGTTGGAGAATGATTGGTCCCCACATCAGAGTATCGGTCCCCCCACCGTTGCGGAAAATGCGTTGAACGTGGCCAGACACGTCGCCATGATCGCGCGGGCGGTAGGCGGTAGCGCCTTTGCCAACTCCGTCAACCCGGCGCTGATGGCAATGTTTCGCATCTTGACTTTTTGAACCTCCCAGGAGTCGGCTGTGCGAAGTTCGACGTTGAGGTCCAAGCCGACGTTGGCAATAGCGATACCCACGCGGGCTGCGATGTTGTAGTCTGCCTGGCTGATCTTGCCCTGATCCAGTGCTGAGCGCAGGGTGACTGCGGCGGCTTTGGTGACTTGGGCGAACTCGTTGATGCTGTTTGCCACCTGGATCGGCGCCGGCGTCGGCACGGCGGTTGGGTTGTGATGGCATCCCACCACGAGCAGGAAGAGAAAGAAGGGGGCCAGCCTCCGCCGGCCCCATATAAGAGTGGTGTTCACATAGCCTCCGTGCTACTTCAACGTTGCGAGGAATGTCAGGAAGCCCCGCAGTTCCTCTTGCCTACCGGGGTCGTTTGTCATCCCCAGACGGCCCATGGTGTATCCAGCAGCATCTGAAAGGACCTTGTCCACGGCCGCCTTAGCTATTGCCGCTGCTTCAACAGGGGCCGGTGAAGAGGTCTGGAGTTTGATGAGTTCATCCGGCGTCAACAGTCGCGTGAGGTTTCCAAACGCGCTTCCTTCGACGACGTACTTCTTCTTATCGGATTTGGTGATGATTTCTCCGACCGCGGCATTTCGCCAAAGGTCCGATTCGGCGGGCGCCAGCGGCGGCGCCGGGGGTTTAGGCTTGGCCGCTTCGTCTTGGGCGTTCCAGAAGGTTTGCAATTGGTCGATATTGGCCTGTGCGGTATCCCGAGTCGCCGGTGTCGCCCCAACCTGGTCTCGGACCTGTACCAGGGCCGCGATCTGGTCTGCCCGGGAGGCGACTTTAGCGGCGTCGGTGAGCACAATGGGCTCTCCTAGGACTTCAAAACGGACCAATTGCTCTGGGGTGATGAAGCTTTTTGAATAGTCGGTGAACTTGGGGCTGGTGAGCAGGATGTCCTTCCCCAAAGCCGTAACGGTGGCTATTCCGTTCTTCAGGGACAGCAGAGCACTGCCGAAGATGGCGATGGCCGCCTGCAAAACCAGAACATACCACGCCTGCATTTTGGCGTCAGAAGTGAGAATCGGGGCAGGTTGTGTTGACATGATCGAATCCTTTCGTTTTTGAACTCCAGTTACATTCTACACCGATGGGGTCCGCTTGGACTCCCGAATTATCTCACCGCGCTCGATTTCTTTGCGGGCGGTCTGGGCCTGGATGAGTTGGCCTCGCAGGGAGTCGAACCCGTCTTGCATGGTCTCAGAGAGCTTCTCGGAGAAGTGCTCTATTCTGGCCATCTGAGCGGTAAGGCTTGTGTGCTTCTCGATGCAAACCTTGCTTCCTTGGTATCGGCCGTTCAGCCGGCCAATAATCGTTTCGGCAATCGTGCCGCGAATGTAGAGCGACACGACGGCGCCGCCCATTCCCAGACAGCCGAATGCGATGGATGCTATTTCTCCTGTCGTCATTGGGGACTCATCTCCTGTTCAAGTGTTTCGTCTGCTCTCAACTTCAGGGCAGACACAGCAAGCGCAAGTGTTACTCTTCCAGTTTAGTCTGCCACAGCGGACGCGATGCTCTGCCAGTCCGCGGTAGCGTTCGCGTTGGCCACCTTCAGGTAGAGCTTCCCGATGGTTGTCACGTAGAGAGACCCGATGGCGCCCGTCAATCCTACCTCGGTCCTGACAGCATCTCGTGTGGTCTGCGTTCCGTAGTAGACGATGCCGCCGTTGGGCATGCGGGCGAATGCGTGAAATGGGTTCTTGACCCCGTTGGCGTCGAGGATGTAGTTCCAGCCGGTGTTGACTAGGGTCATTTCCTCCACGAGGTAAGCGGCGTCGGCGGGGCCAGCTACGGAATTGTTGAGGTTGCGAACCCTGACACCCCATTCCTTGGTGGCTTTGGCCCCTTCGTTCTTAATTGAGAAGTCCGCGGCAGAGTGCTGGGTTGCGTTCACCCCGAAATTCTCGGCGTTGACCGTGATACCGTTGACGATCGGCACGGTTCCCCCGACACGATTGGCCACGCTGATGAGGTTGTCGAGCATCCCCAACGTGCCTCCGGATCGGTTGGTAACCAGGGTGTTTATACCGCGAATAATGAAGTTGGCATCGTTGGCGGCATAGTTGGAATAGGACCCGCGAATGAGGGCGTCGTTCGAGTCGCCCGTGGCCACCGATCCAGCCGGCCGGGTCACGTTGATCCCCAGAGCGTAGGTCTTCTGCGCCGTCGTTCCCGTCATGAGCCCGCCGATCTGGTACAGATAGCCGTAGGCGAGATTGGAGCGTACCGGCATGATGTGGAACTCTCCATTGACGGCGAAGTATGGGTAGCTGTCGTCCCGGTTGTTCACTGCGATGGACAGAAGCGCGGCCCTAGCCGTTATCGTTCCTGCCGTGGGCCAGTTGTTAGCGGCGACTACCACATTGTCCAGGTAGGTGGTTCCAGCCTGATTGCTGGTGACGACGCAGGCTACACACGTCCCGGTTGTCGGGAACTGCTGTGTTGCCAGGCGGATCACGTCGTAGCCGGTTGCCCCGGCGGATGCCTGCCAACTGAGCTGGACCGGGCTGGTGACCAAGGCGAGTATGCCCCTGGTACCGGTGGCGCGCGCCGGCTGTGCCATTCCAACCACCCCAATCGGGTAGCGTGCGACCACCCAGTAGTAGATGGTCGAGGCTCCGCCGACTCCGGTAGCCGTGGCCGTGACGCCTATCGGCGCCCCTGGGGTCGGTCCTCGGAAGATAAGCTGATCGACGATGCTGTTTTGCCCCCAGCCGGCCGTGACCGTCAAAAGGGCCAACAGGACTGCAATTGAGACTGCTCGTTTCATGGTGTGCTACTCCTTTGTTGGATTTGGCCCGTCCGTATTGGGAGCGGGGGTTGCGGGATTGGCCGGAGCCGGGGGCGCCGGTTTTGTCCACGTAAAGTCTGCGTTCAGGGTGCAGTTCTGGCAGGAGTATTGCACCTTCAGGTCTTCAATGGTTTGGTTCAACTGGGCCTCATAGGTTCTCACCTGGGCCTCGGCTTGCAACCTGGTGATGTGGGCCTGGGCCAGGGCAAGTTGGACGTTTCGTATCTGAAGCTGGTCCCGAGAGATCAGCATAGAGACGCCGGCGACGTTCACAGGCAGCGGCTCGGTTGGTGCGGTTGGCGAGTCGGCGGCAAACAGGGCGCACGCCAGAAGGGTTAGCAGGATGCTTCTGTAAAGTGTTCGCATGGGCCTATCGTAGCTCATTCTCTTCTTCTCATCGCGTTTTGGTACGTTTGCCACTCTTTAGTGTGCCTACGAGATCAACCTCTCTATCGAAGCCGGTTCGATAACATTCCCGCTCGCAACCTTTGCCTCCAACGCCTCCACGCGGGTCTTGATGGACGGCTGCGCCACCACTTCCGCTGGCTTGCCGCCCTTCTGGATCGTCTTGGTCTTCGGGTCAACCGTGTATGCCTTCTGGTTTGCTGTGAGACTCACCAGGTCCGCATCGGACAACTCTCCCACGTCGATGTAGGCGAGGCTGGACTTCTGGCCTTGCGGTGTTGCCAAATAGGCGTCCATCTCTGCGGGGCGCAAGTCTTTGGCGATGTTTTGAATCTGCCCCTCAAAGCCTGGGTTGGTTCGGTAAATTATCAACATATGAATCCTCCAAGAATCGGTTTTGCCTCGCGCCATAACGCCACGCGGAGCCGGTATGAATCGGCGTGACTAAGATGCTGAAACCAACTTCTCAGCGACTCTATAGCCTTTCCACCGGGCAACTCCTCGCGCTCCACTGCCGCCATCAAGCCGCGCATTCGCCGCCGCCCAGCCACGACGTTCGGGCGCAAAATACGCCGGTGGCCACACCAGATTTTATGACCTAGGAACGGCACTCCGATGCGTGTGGGGAATACGCAGGTTTTGGGATTTATCACGAGGCCTATTTCCTCGATGAAGCCGCGCAGATTGTCCTCCCAGCCTTTGACGACGCTCTGTTTTGAACCCAGCAGCACCAGGTCATCCATATACCGGGCGTAGTAGCGACAGTGGAGAACGTGCTTGACGTGGTAATCGATTCGCGAGCCGATGATGTTGGCAAACCATTGGCTCGTCAAATTGCCGATAGGTAACCCGCGTGGGCCGAAACCGGCGGGGAAAGTGTCAAGGGCCGCATGGTAGCTGGTCAGAATGCGCCGGCACAACTCTAGCGTTCGGGAATCCGTAATACGCCACTCCAGCTCCCGCATCACCAAGCCGTGCGGGATCGAATCGAAGAACTTCCGCAAGTCGAGCTTTAGAATGTAGTTTGAACCCGGCCTGCGGAGAAACTGCGTCAGGCGGTCAATGGCCTTGTGTGTGCCCTTGCCAACGCGGCAGGCGTACGTGTCGTGAATGAATGTGTTCTCAAACAGCGGAGCGATCACAGAGCAGAGCGACTGGTGGACAATCCGATCCGAGAATGGGGCGATGCGAATGATGCGCTCTTTCGGTTCGTGAATAACCTTTTTCCGGTATGTACCGGGTTGCCACTCCATCGATTGAAGTTGGTCTCGCAAAGCGATCAGGTTCTCTCCGAGATTGCCAGTGAATGAAATCACATCGGGTC